AACTTCCTACTCAAAGTAGCGCATTTGCCCAAGGATTAACTGCACAAATTAGACAACTCCTTAAAAAGAAAAAAATTCCATATAAAGAATTGGAATATGATTCTAATGGAAGTCCTAAAATGGGCAAATTACATGAATGGAATTTAGGCGGAAAAAGATGGCTTGGTAGAGGTCCTGGCGCTACACCGGCATTAGACAGACTTTCTATTTACCAGCGCAAACATCCTAAAACCGGCAAGCCTGAAAGATATATCGGCGTATTTAGAACTGTTTCTATCAATAGTCCCCCACAAAAATGGCAACATCCGGGATTCCCACCTCAAAAATTTATGGACAAGGCTATGGATTTGGCCGTGCAAGATTGGGAACAAAAACTTTTACCTGAAATCATGTCCAAGTACGGCGGTGAATAATGGCTGGCGTATTTCAGGGTGACGTTATTATTAAAGCCATGATCGATCTTAGTATTGAGGAAATGCGAAAAAATCCTTGGCTTTTAGATCATGCCTTTGAAAGTTTAAACGTATTACGTTACACCTCTGATAAATATAAAGGCAATATTCAAGCGGCCAAAGAATGGTTTGCTAAAAACAAAATCGACGCATATCTTCGCCCCAGAAACGATAAAGACATCTTGCCTTTTGTAAGTATCTTGCCTGGTCCTTCACAAGAAAAAATGGAAATGAAACATATGGGTGACATTTCCACGGTAACCAAGATGTTACTGCCAAATGAAATCGGCCAGCCTATTCCTTATATTGTTAAACCATTTGCCCCTTTGGGTTATGTCCAAAGTACAGGTGTTTTAACGGTACCAGAGAATGTCTCTCTTAATATCATAGTGCCTGGACAGGTTTTGGTGAATCCAGATAATGGAACAGGATACATTATCCAAGATATCCAGGCTAATTCCATTTTAGTTGAACCAGGATTAGACATCATAGCCTCCCAACTTGGTGTTATTCCAAAATATCAAATGTATAAAGCCCGCGTAGAACATACCTTTAACCAAGAAACATATTCTATTGGATGCTATGCTCACGGTGATCCCCAAAATCTCATTTGGCTTCACACTATTGTTTATTACGCCATTATGCGATATAGAGAGGCTTTGCTAGAAGGCAATGGATTTGCAGAATCCGTGGTAAGTAGCGGAGATATTCAAGAAGATCCAAATTTCCCAGGACCTGATGGAGAAGAAGCATTTGTGCGATTTATTACCATCGCAGGCCAAGTCGAACAAAGTTGGATTAAAGCGCCTAAGAGATTTATTGAGTCTGTCACGCCTACTATTCAAATCATAACTAATGAGAATACTCCACCTATTTTAAATCCCTCAACTGAGCCTTGGACTACGGTTGTGGACGATGATTCCGATGAGGAAGAAAGTTAAACAATCTTAAGCATATGCCAGCATTTGTAACTAAAGAAGGTAAAAAAGGCGAAGAAAAATGGAAACGTGCCAAAGAAGCGGCTGCCAAGGAAACTGCGCGCGGCAGTGAGGGTTTCTGGAAGTTATCAAATTACATTTTTCATAAAATGGGAAAAACTGAAGAAAGTCAAAGAGTTGCTGAATTCTGGAAGAATGAACTTCTTAAAGGCATGCCGACTGGCGGTGGATTCGCATTTGGTATAGGCAAAGAATCCGCTAAAAGTGAAATGAATAAATTTGGCAATATGGGACAACTTAGTCTTGCTGAAACCAAAGCCCCAATGCGCACGGGAACTCATACTTCTTCTGTAAAAACTCCAAGACAAAAGCATATGCCAGGACCTGATGCCAAACCATCGGTCTTTTTTAAAACTGAAGAGTTTTGTTTACCCATAAAGCATCCAACTCTGCGAAAACTTGACACTTTTATGGCTAAATGCAAAATGAAAAAGTGCTCTAAGCAGTAATCTATATAAAGAATTTGAAGGATAACTCATGGCTAATGATAAGAAATACTCTGCCCAAGAAGCCGCTGTGGCGATTTTAAATAAAGCCAAGGAATTACTGGCTAAATCTTCATTTAATAAACCCGTAGAGCCTGAATTTTCAGACATGAAAAAGTCTGCAGAATTTACTTCGGGCATGCATACGGTTGAGTACTATGAGCCTCTTGAAAAGGCTCAAAAAATGAAAAAGGATCTTGGTAGTAGCCTGCAATCCGGCATCTCAGCCGCTGCCGCTCAAGGTGGAGTTCCTCATACCGCTCCCGCTGGCGCCCAAAGTAGTCTCTCAAGCGGCATGGGTGTTCAAAGTAGAGGAATGTCTCCAACGGTAAAATCAGAAGAACATTCAGGCAAAAAGTTAGAAAAAAAATATGAAGGTTTTAAGGCCGTAGAAGAATCCGCCAAAGAAAGTGGTGCCAGAGATCCCGCTGCTGTCGCCGCTGCCGTGGGTCGAAAAAAATATGGTAAAGAGGCTTTTCAACATGCTGCCGCCAAAGGTAAGAAAATGGGCAAGGCTGAAAATCCCGATGAAAAAGAAGACGCACAACTTGGTGAAGATGTCGAAGGTCTTTGTGAAAAGCACATGCTTGAAAATAAAGACGCTGAAAGAAAAGAAGGTCATAAAATAGTCAAGTCTGAAATGTGTAAAATGTGCAAAGGCGGACTTAGCCCGGCTGAAATTAAAGCCAAAATGAATAAAGGTGGTTTGAGTCCAGCCGAAATTAAAGCAAAAATGAATAAAGATGAAAATATTGCTCATCCTTCTCCGGCAAGTGGTCAAGGCACAACTCTTCCTAGGAGCAAAAAAGAAAAGGATTGGATGGATAAATCTGAATTTGAAGAACTTTACGAAGATTTATCAAAAATGGAAGCACTTGAGAAAAAAGAAAAATCAAAAGGCGATTACCCACAAGAACTTGCCTCAGAAAATATTAAAGCCCACATGCATCATAAGGGTGAGCATCCGGGTGGCCGCAAACAAGCCATTGCAATTGGAATCTCGCAGGCTAGGCGTGGCGAACATGAGAGTATGAAAAAAGGCGCACAGCCTGCCCCTAGTCTTCAAATGTCAGAAGAAGATGGACAGGGTTCTGGAATTAAGAAAAAGCCAAGCGATTCGCTGCATCCTCGGGTTGAAGAAAAAGGCACTGAAAGAGACTATAATGATTTTGAGACAAAAGCCGGGAAAGCCGATGCTCCAGATCATCGTGAAGAACCTCAAACACCGCCTGCGGATAATTCTAAAGAAAATGCCGAAGGTAATAATCCTTCAGCCGGTTCTGTTCCTGGAAAAGGAATTCACAAATTGATGTATTTTACAGGCCATACACACGCTAAAAAGAAGTTGAAAAAAGGAATTTGTCTTGGCTAAAAAAGAAAAGGCGACACAGATGGAAAAAGCAATGGCACAATCTACATACAAACCTGCACCTCGGAAATTAAAAGAACGAGAAAAACGTGAAAGTTTTAGGCTTTTTTGGACACAAAATAAAAGAAAATACGGCAAATCCAAAAATTTAGAAAACATCATCTGGCTACATCTCAAAGCAATTAAAATGGATGAGCCAGAAAAATTCGAATCCGGAATCGCTCATTTTGGATTGAAGAAAACCAAGTAATTAGGAGAATAATAAAATGGCTCAAAGATTAGTTACCGCCAATGTCAATACCGTTATTCCCGGAGCGTATCCTACTGTTACGGTTACTAGCCAGCCTGTTGGCCTCGGCGCTTCTGGTATTTTGGTTATCATGGGGGAAGCCGATGGCGGAAATAGTTACCAAAATGTGGTTCTCGCCAATAATTCTTTTACTCCTGATCAACTTGCTTTAGTTCAACAACAATATATCAGCGGCCAAATCGTTGATGCCTTTGCGGCCTTGAGCGCTCCTTCTAGCGATGCCAACATTACGGCGACTGCCAATTTGGTTTACATCGTAAAAACTAATCAAGGAACTAAGGCTTCTGCTTCAGTTATAGATGCGACCAGCATGGCCGGAACTTATGGAACCATCGAAGATATAAACTGGGGATTGTCTGGAAATAACTACCAATATCAAATCACCCAACTTGCCACCGAAGCAATGCCGATGGTAACCGGAACGACCATTTCTAGTTACGGCTCTTTGAGTGGTTCAAGTTTTACCGTGCGCGTCAATGGTGGCGCTGCGATTTTGGTTACCTTGGGTGGAGTTATTACTGACGTCCCAAGTTTGGTCACGTCTATGAATTCGGCATTTTCTACTGCCGCCGTGGATCTGCAGGCGAGTGCTGGAACTGCCCCAAATACAGTTAAAATTAATTATTCTACGACTCCCGGATCTGCCTCGCCGGTTGCAGACCAATACGCAAATTCGGAAGGCTGGGGAAAATCTTTTGAACTGATCGATTCTACTCCCGGTGATTTGGAAGCGTTGGGATTTGTTGTTGGACTCTATACATCTTCTCAAGAATCCGAAGTGGAAGTTCAAATCAATAATGCCACTAGCGGATTGTCAGAAACTCTGGATGTCGTTCCGGAAGTTTGCCTGATGGTTGGCTACCAAGGCACGACTGCTACCCTGACAATTGCCGATGGCCTTTTGACTACGACCGTAACTGGCGGAACGGGGTCAAATTTAAGCCTTACTTTGAGCCAATATTCCACTATCAATGCCTTGGCCACATATATTAATTCTCAAGCAGGCTATTCTGCCACTTGTGCGCCCGCCGCGACGCAACTTGCCACTAGCGCCTTGGATAGCGTCAATGCAATCGGAATTTGCTCCACTGGAACTGGTGATGAGCCTGGCCGCATCAAAAATGCCGCTTCCGCCTTTCAACAAGTCTTGGCAACCTCAACAGCGGTCATTTTTGTGCCAGAAGAATCCGAAGGGCTGCCCGCAACCACTACGGCGCCAATTTATTTGTCTGGCGGAGTTCGTGGCGCTACTGCGCCAGCAGACATCGTCAATGCTTTGGCTCAAGTCGGCGGCATTCAGTGCAATATCATCGTGCCCTTGTTTTCACAAGATGCTTCAGAAGATATTGCGCTCGGTACGACACAAAGTGTGCCTGTTGCTTCAACCTATACTATCGCCTCCATCAATGCGGCTGTTAAGAGCCACTGTTTGGAGTATAGCACATCTACATTGAAACGCAATAGAATTTGCATCTTGTCTTATTGGGATGACACCGAAAGCACTTATCTTAATGCCAAAGCGCAAGCGCAATCGTTGGCGAACTATCGTTGTTCCTTGGCCATGCAACAATCCATGCAAAATAATTCCCAAGGAGTTGTCACCACTTTTATGCCTTGGTATACGGCGGTAGTCGCGGCTGGAATGCAAGCCGGTGGATTCTATAAATCCATTACCAATAAACTGGCTAATGTCATTAGTTTCATTGATCCCAATGGATTTGATTCTGGGAATCCTGGGGATGTGGAAGATGGCTTGAGCGCAGGGCTTTTGTTCTTGAATGCCATCACGGGCGGGAATGCTTGGGTAAGTGACCAAACGACCTACTCGTATGACACCAATTTCGTCTACAATAGCATTCAAGCGGTTTATGATTCGGATTTGATTGCCCTTGATTTAGCGGCCAGTTTTACATCGGCATTTGTCGGACAGTCTTTGGCTGACGTGAGTGCGGCAACTGCCTTGGCTTATTTGGGCCAAAAAATGAATGGTTATCTGCGAATTAAACTAATTGCTCCTAGTGATGATGCGCCTTTGGGTTATAAGAATGCCAAAGTCACCATCTTGGCTCCAACCATGACGGTTTATGTTGAAATTAAATTGGCTACTGCGATTTATTTCATTCCCATCAACATTAACATCAGTCAAGTTCAGCAATCGGCCTAATCTTTAGGGAGTAAGAGGAGATTTAAATGGCAAATTATACAATTACAGGTGCGAGAGCCCTTGTTTATGTTAAAAACCAACTGGTTGGGATCTTTGAAAGTTGCACGGTCGCCAATACGCTGAGCACTGAGCCCATTCATTTGCTTGGACGATATACGCCGGCTGAAATCGCTATTACGGCCAAAGAAGCAGTTAATGTGACCTGTTCAGGATTTCGGGTGGCTGGTAACGGCATTAACGTTCTACCGGCTGTTCCATTGGTGCAGGACCTGTTGAATTTTGAACCTTTTACTATTGCCGTCATTGACCGCCAGAATACAAGCCCCAATCCGGTACCATTAGAAACGATCCAAAATTGTGTGCCAACCTCTGACAATACGAACTATAATGCAAAAGCCACTAGCAGGGTCAATATCACATATATTGGAACGATCAGTAGCAATGAGGCCGGCGCCCAATCTGAAAGCGGTGTGGTTCCTGACTTGACTCCTCCTTCTAGTTCAACTTAAACCGACTTCTACATTCCTAAATACTTGAAAAGTCGTAATTTTACGGCCTTTTTTGTTGCTATTACCTAAAATTTAAGATATTATAAATGAAGTATGGCTAGGCGATTAGATTACAATCAGGTTAAAGAATTCATAGAAAGCAAGGGCTTTCTATTGGTCTCGACCGAATACAAGAACAACTCTTCCAAACTACAAATTTCTTGTCCAACTCATGGCATCTTTGAGATGTCTTTTAATAATTTTCAAACTGGTCATTATTGTAAAAAGTGCTCTGGAGAAGTAAAAGGTGAAAGACAAGCGGGAAATCCCGAAGAGTTTAAGGAATATGTAAAAAATACAAAATATGAACTTCTGACACCATATGTTAGAAATTTCTTAAAAGTAAAAATGAGATGCCCGGAACATGGTGAGTTTGAAATTAGACCTAATGATTTTAAACAAGAAAAAGGGTGTTGGAAATGTGGAGATATAAAAGGGTCAGAAAAAAGATCTTATGTTCCACCTGCTTTTCATGAAAATCTACAGAATAACAAATACGAACTAATCACTCCCTATCACAGAACAGAAGAAAAAGTTCAAATTAAATGTCCAATTCATGGTATTTTCGAAATGACTCCCCATGCAATCATTAGCGGTCAAGGATGTCCTAATTGCCGATACGTAAAATCTAGCCAAAAACTCAGGAAAGATCCTACAATATTTGCCAAACAAGTAGAGTCCACGAAATATGAATTGCTTTCAGATTATATTTTAAGTAATGAAAAAGTTACATTCAAATGCCCAGATCATGGCGAGTTTGAAATGACTCCAAGTAATTTCTCCAATGGACATAGATGTTCAAAATGCGTCCGCGTAATTACGCCACATCACGCAGAAATTATAGATTATATTAAGACAATTTATGGCGGTGAAATTGTGCCAAATGATCGCAAGACACTTAAGGGAATGGAACTAGACATTTGGATTCCTGAGAAAAAATTCGGAATAGAGTACGATGGTCTATATTGGCATAGCGAAAAGGCAAAACAAAGACCGGATTTGGCTAATAAAGAAAAGATTCGCCGTGTTCAAGAGGCAAATATAAACTTTTTGGCGGTATTTTCTGATGAGTGGGAAAATGAAACCAAAAAGGAAATCATTAAATCCATGATTTCCCACAGATTAAACAAATCTTCAGAAGTTATCTATGCCAGAGATACCACGATTGAAGATATAGATAAAGAAGTAGCCAAAAAGTTTATGATGGAAAATCATCTAGATGGGCATGTCATGTTCAAAAAAGCCATAGGCCTTGTGGATAAATCTAAAAGATTGGTCATGTGCATTACACTTAAGACTTCCTTTACTAAAGAATTAGAGTTGGCCAGGATGGCAACGCTAAAGTATACCTCTGTAGTTGGCGGCGCTTCTAAGTTATTGAATGCCATTAAAGAGTCTTTTGTGTCATTTTCAAACAATCGACTGAGCAATGGCAATATTTATAAGTCCCTTAATTTTGTAGAAATTACAAAAACTACTTCACCTTCATATTATTACACCGACTGCAAAATTAGGGTGTGGAGATTTAACTGCAGGAAAATTGCTGGTAAGCCAGGGACAGAGCGTGAACAGGCCGAAGCGGGACTTTTTGAGAAACGTTTTGGCCACAAAAGATCTGTTTTCCGTATATATGATTATGGCCACAGAAAATGGCTAAAATCTAATTAAATCATAGTATTCCAGTATTTAGATCTATCCAAGCAATCTTTAAAAGGTCCACAGGGGTGGATTGCCGCATACGGCGGTAGGTAATTGGATAGGTTTTTATTATGGCCATTGAGCAAGCCTGGAGCGCAGTTGCGCCCCAGTTATTCACGGCAAACGGCACCACTTTGGGTGTTGTAACGGTCGGAACAACTGCTGGCTTTAAAGTCAAACAGCAAGTCGTAATATCCACAAGCGGCGATGGCGGCCTTCCAGATCTCACCCTCCAATGCAAAAGAGTCGTTTCCGAAACCCAACTCATCGTTGGTCCAGTCCCCATCACAATTGGTCAAGATTCCCTAACGGCCAGAACTGATATTTCAGCCTATACTACTTCCCTTTCTGCTTATATCTATGCGGAAGAACAACCAAAAGTAAGATTAAAGGTTCAAGATATTGAACAAGCGGTATACGACCAAGAGCCTACGGTAGCCTATAGGAGCGTTTTGGTTGACGAATGGGGTAATTATTATTCCAGCATTACTGATCAGGAAGGCAATAATCGGCTGGCCGTAGATGCGGCAGT